ACGTGAACAAGTATTAGAATATGTTGGTAAAGTTCCACCTGATGTATTGGCGGAAATTGCGTATAAATGGGGAACAATGTACAATGCATTCTGTGTAATTGATATCACAGGTGGTATGGGAGTTTCCACCGCCAGAAAAATGCAAGAATTACAGTATCAACCTGGATTGTATGTTGATGGTGTTGACACTTCTAACAAATGGAAGTGGGACCCCAAAATTAATGACAAAATACCAGGAATAAACTTTAACACAAAAAGGGTACAAATTATTGCTGCGTTTGAGGAAGGGGTAAGACACGGTTTCAAAATATATTCTCATAGAACATATAATGAAATGAATACCTTTGTTTATATCAACGGTAGACCTGACCATCAAAAGGGTCAACATGATGACTGTATTATGGGTCTTTCGATGGCAATATATGTTGCCGAAAAGTCATTTCAATCATTAACCAAAGTTGTGAATCATACCAAGGCCATGTTGAATTCATGGTCTACGGTAATGAATGAAAATAAAAATACATCAGATTTTTTTAATCCTTTAGTGCCTCAAATGGGTAGGGACTCCAACATGAACAATAATGGGGCATCGAAAGCGGATTACCAAAAATATGGCTGGTTATTTGGTGCTAAATAACTATTTATATTATCAAGGTAAATAGTAAAATTACGTATGGCAGAACAGAACATGACAGTTTGGCAAAGATTGTCACAAACATTTGGACCAAATTCACTTCTCAATCAAGATTATCCGACTTTCAAGTTTGATAAAAAAGAACTTCTGCGTACTAAGAGTAGAGAAGAATACGAAAAAGAGAAACTTCAAGCACAACAAACGTATTATCTTACCAACCAATGGTCAAAGGTTGAGAATAATCTTTATTCTCAGGCGATATATTATGAGCCAACAAGATTGTCCGCACAATATGATTATGAATCTATGGAGTATACTCCTGAAATATCTGCGGCTTTGGACATTTATGCTGAAGAATCAACAACGACAAATGAAGATGGTTTCATCTTACAAATTTATTCTGAATCAAAAAGAATAAAAGGAGTGTTGGCCGATTTGTTTAACAATGCGCTTGACATCAATACAAATTTACCAATGTGGACAAGAAACACCTGTAAGTATGGTGACAATTTTGTTTACTTGAAGTTGGACCCTGAGAAAGGAATTGTTGGGTGTCAACAATTACCAACAATCGAAATCGAGAGACATGAAGTTGGAGCTAGTGGTAAAATTTCTGTCGATGTAAAAAATGAAGTAGATAAAGACAGAAAAGCATTACACTTTACATGGAAAAATAAAAACATGGAATTTCAGTCATGGGAGATGGCTCACTTTAGGTTATTGGGTGACGATAGAAAACTCCCATACGGAACATCCATGTTAGAAAAGGCAAGACGTATTTGGAAACAATTATTATTATCCGAAGACGCAATGTTGATTTATCGTACATCGAGAGCACCTGAAAGAAGGATGTTTAAGGTATTCGTTGGAAACATGAATGATGACGATGTTGAGGCGTATGTACAACGTGTTGCAAACAAATTCAAAAGAGAACAAATTGTAGATTCCAAGACAGGTAATGTGGATATGAGATTTAATCAGATGGCAGTTGACCAAGATTATTTTATTCCAGTCCGTGACCCTGCAGCTCCAGATCCAATCACCACATTACCGGGTGCAACCAACCTATCTGAAATTGCCGATATCGAATATATTCAAAAGAAATTATTAACCGCACTACGAGTACCTAAGGCGTTTTTAGGTTTTGAGGAAGTCGTTGGTGATGGAAAGAATTTGTCATTACAAGATATTAGATTCGCTCGTACAATCAACAGAATTCAAAAAAGTATGATTGCGGAGTTGAATAAGATTGCAATCGTTCACTTATTCTTATTAGGATTTGAAGATGAATTGTCCAACTTTACTATCGGTCTTACAAATCCATCAACTCAAGCGGACTTATTAAAGATTGATGTTTGGAAAGAAAAAGTATTATTGTATAAAGATTTAGTTGCTGATCCGGGAAATGGTATTCAGGCGACTTCTTCAACTTGGGCTAAGAAACATATTTTTGGTTGGTCTGATGACGAAGTTCGTTTAGACCTACAACAACAAAGAATCGAACGAGCGGTTGGTGAAGAACTTAAAGCAACTCCAACGGTCATTACTAAAACGGGCTTATTTGATAATATTGATAGATTATATGGTAGTCAGACAGGAGCAACACCTACTGCAGGAGCGGCCACAACTGAAGATGGAGGTGAGGTATTTGGATCATCGCCATCATCATTTGGCGGAGGTGAAGAATTACCTGGATCGGAACCTGAATTAGCCCCTACAGGAGGTGCGGAAGAAACACCGCCACCTGCGGGAGAAGTTACACCGGAATCACGGAAAAAAGACCTTAATATTTTAGTTGAAAACAATCTAATTGAAGGTTCACAAATAATAAATTTGGGTCAGGCACAAGATTCTTTGGGAGAAATTTCAAAAGAGTTAGATAAGTTATTAAATTCATAATATTTATTTGAAAAAGACACAATGACCTTCGGAATAGTAAAATCCCTAATTGAAAAAAACCTCTTGGAATCCTACAAAAATGAGTTGGAATTCAAGAAGAGTTTACGAGAATTCAAACACAACGTTTTGAGTAATAAAGCTATGTCAAAAGCATACGCAATATATGATCAACTGAGTTCACCCCAAGGGTTGAGTGAACAAGATGCGAAAGATTTTATAGAGGAGGGGATTTCTCTATTGAATAAAGTTTTACCAAGTATTAAACTTCCGAAAACAATATCCGAAAAAACTGAAAACAATTATTCTGAAATAGACACCTTAGTTTATGGACAAGGAGTTGATTTATTAGAGAGAGTAAATGCGAAAAAAAGTATAATTAAGGTCATTACTTCTACAAAAGAATCCATCAAGGAAAATATTAATATTCCAATTAGTTCAATGGTTGCAGTTGCAAACCAAACTGTTAATAATTATATTTTGAATTTGGATGAGAATTCCAAGAAAGAATTTTTTCAAATAGTTTCTGAAGATACGAAAACTTTGGAAACAAAATTCGAAACTATTAGAGAAAGTGCAATAACAAAACTGACCGCATTACAAGATAATGAGGATTCTCAAGATATTAAAACTAAGATATCAGAAACAATCGAAAAAGTTAAATCTGAGAAGTTTGACCAAGTTAATTTTTTGAAACTTAAAAATTTAGAAGAATCAATTTGATTGGTCTTTTATACTTTGAATATGTTTCGCCTTAAGAATCTGTGCTCGTCTGAGTACAGATTTTTTTGTAAATTGTCGTCTATCAAATAAAATCTGATTTTGTTTAGTTTTGATTACTTTCGACTTCAAAGTTTTTAACCCTTTTTCGAGGTTGTTGCCCTGTGTTATTTTTACTATTATCATATATAAGAAATATCACCAAATATATAAAAAATTTGACATTGATTTATATAATGTATATTTTTTCTTAAAGAAATAAACTTACATAATATCATTATTGATGAAAAAAGGAAAAAGTGTCAAACTTAACCTATTTAACCCAATCAAATCCCAATATGGGACAGTAGATTCAAAAAACCTAAAGTCAGTTTACATAAACATACAATCATGGGTAACACCAAAAGATGAATTAGATAATTGGAACCGTGTTGTGTCCTGTATGGGACGAGAAATCAAAAATTCAGTTTTCGAATCAATCGATTCTAAAATATTTCAAGAAAAAAATATCGTTGATTTAGACCTCAGAACTAGCGGTATATCAAAGGGAAAGAAGTCATTCTTTAACTTGGAAATAAATCTTTATACCGTGAAAGAAATGGATTTCAAATGTGACGAAATTAAAGAATCAATCAAAGAAATTGTTAAATCCATATACAAAAATAATGTAATCGGAAACAAATACTTTGATTTTTCAATCACCAAAAAAGAAGAAATATCGCAAACAATCTGAATCCGTATATTTATCTTAAAAGATTAGATGAAAAATTTAAGAATTTTAGAAGCCAGTGAAATTGGCCATGGTATATTGATAGAAATGGACGCTGGATGGGTTTCACCAAAGGACGGACCTAATGTTGATATTTTGAAAGAAGCATCAAATTTAGATTACAGAAATCCATTTGAGTTTTATGCGGTTCTTCAAAAGTATGACACCCCAAATAGAAATGGTAGAACATATCCTGAAAGAATTCTAAAAAGAGAAGCGGATAGATATAAGCAATCAATTTCAAAGGGATTGTCCACATCAGAATTAAATCACCCTGAGTCATCTTTAATTGACTTGGATAGAGTATCTCACATCATAACTGATATATGGTGGGACAAAAACATACTCATGGGAAAACTTAAATTATTAACATCTCCAGGGTTCCACGAAAGAGGGATAGTTTCAACAAAAGGTGACCAAGCGGCTAACTTGATGAGACAAGGTGTCACGTTGGGTATTTCATCAAGAGGTGTAGGGTCATTAAAAAAGGTTGGAGAAAGAAATGAAGTACAAGATGATTTTGAATTAATTTGTTTTGACTTAGTTTCATCACCATCAACACCAGGGGCATACTTATTTTCTAATCCTGATGACAGAAGCAAATACGAAGAAAACTTAGAAGAAGAAAAAAAGTCGAGACAAAATAATGAGTATGTTGAGAAGTCAGTTGACTTAATGAAAAAATTGAACGATTTTTTAGGAAAATAAAATTATGGAAGAAAAATATTTTGTAGCAAAAATTCAGTATGATTTCCCTGATGAAAATACAGGTAAAATCAAAAAAGTAAGAGAGGAAAAATTAGTTAAAGGTTATTCCGTCACAGACGTGGAGGCTAAAGTAACTAAAAAGTACGAAGGATTCACACATGATTGGAGAATCACTGCGGTCTCTGAAAGTAAAATCGATGAGGTAATCGAGTAATTAAAATTATTAACTTAAATCTAAAGTGGTCGATTTGACCACTTTTTTTATTTTGGGGGTATTGTGAGATGACTTTTTTTTATTTTGGTACTATTTATATGATAAATTAAACAATTTTTTTCTATGCAAGAAAATAAAAACTTAGTACAGGAGGCGTTAATTCAAATGAAAAATGTTGAAGAAGCAATCGCCCAAAACGCAAAAGGAATACTTGCTTCTACTATGAAGGAAGAAATCAACCAATTAGTAAAAGAATCTCTGTCAGAACAAGATATGGAAGATGAGATTGAATTAGATACAGACATCGATACTGATGTTCCTGTTGATAACGAGGATGATATGGAAATGGACATGGAATTTGACATGGACATGGATATGGATTCTGAAGAAAGTCCAATAGATTTGACTGGTGCTTCTGATGAAGAAATCATGAAGGTGTTCAAAGCGATGGGTGAAGAAGATGGCATTATCATTAAAAAAGATGGTGAAGACATTCACTTAAGTGATGAAGATACCGATTCAGAATATCTAATCAAGCTTGGCGAGTCTGAAGAAGAGGAAGAAGAATTAGACGAAACAATGCACATGGAAGAGATGGATGAAATGGATGTTGACACAGAAGACGTTATCAACGCAATTTTCTCTAAAGATGGAGATGTTGAAGACATCGACATGGAAGATGAAGAAGTTATGTACGAAATCGAATTTAACGAAGAAGACGAAGACATGATGGAAGAAGAAGATGACATGATGGAATCTGAAGATGAAATGATGGAAGAAGACGAAGACATGATGGAAGAAGAAGATGACATGATGGAAGAAGAAGATTTGGACGAATCTTATAACCATAAGAAGGCTGTTAGAGAGGCAAAATCGACAGTAAAACCTAAAGGTGTTGGAATTGGATCTGGACCAAAATTCACTTACAAAGATAAAGCTGCAGGTGGATTCAAAGAGGACAAAAAAGAAGGTCCTAAAACTATGGGTACAGGTAAACCAAAGTTCGAATACAAGAAAGGTGAAAATATGGAACAAAAATCCAAAGTTGTTAAGGCTGAAACAAAAGAAGGTCAAGGATACAAAGACAAAGAGGATGAAAGATTAGCAATGAAGCATGGTAAAATTGCATCAAAGGATCTTAAAACCACTAAGGCTCGTAGAGATGACGCAGGTTTCGAAAAGAAAGAAACTAAAGAAGCAGCTAGAACTTATGGAATGGGTTCAAAAGAAGGACGAGGACTTAGAAAAGGAATTACTAATAACAGAAATTATGTTTACGGTAATAACGGAGTAAAAGTTGAATCCACAGAAGCAGAAGTTGCAATGTTGAGAGAAAAGAATGAAGAATACAGAAAAGCATTAAATATTTTCAGAGAAAAACTTAATGAAGTTGCAATCTTCAACTCAAACTTAGCATACGCGACAAGATTATTCACTGAACATTCGACTACTAAGAAAGAGAAAATCAATATCTTGAGAAGATTCGATAATGTAGATACTTTGAAAGAATCGAAAAATCTTTATAAGTCAATTAAAGAAGAATTATCTAAAACTGAAAGTACACCAATTAACGAATCAGTAGAAACTAAATTAAATAAGAGTGTATCTACAGGTTCATCAACTACCTTGATTGAATCAAAAACTTACGAAAATCCTCAGTTCTTGAGAATGAAAGATTTGATGAGTAAAATCGGGTAATCAAAATTAAATAAACAAATAAAAACAAACAAAACAAAATACTAAAAATGGGAGCATTATTAGAATCAGGTCTTGTAGGTAACATCGGTCTTAAGCACCTTAAAGTTATCAAAGAAGACACAATCAACAAATG